TATCACCAGCGACACTTGTGCCACTACCAACTGAGGAAAGTACACCACCGGCACCCGTAACGAGGCCGATAGTTTGATGTGCAGAAGTATTAGTAACAGTCCAGTCACTAGCTACATACTGGTCGAAATCATGATAGTCTACATAGACTTTACCAGGATCAGGCATAGGAAAGTTAGCTAGAGTTTGGGTTACAGATTGTGTAGATACACCACTTGGGTATCGAGTAGGAGTAGCCATTGATTAATATCCTTATTGACGTTCATAGAAGAACGTGGGAGCCGTAGCCCCCACGTCAATTAGATTACTTTGATTTCTTAGGCTCAGGGCGTTTGCCCTTTAGCTTTTCTTTCTCGTAACTCATACTTTATTACGGACCATTAACGCCATAGATAGCACGTGGATCAGTCCAACCAAATGAGTAACGCTCGTAGCCCTTGGCTTTAGCATTCATAGTATCAAAATCATTGTCTTGATCGAATGAGATACCAACACGCTCATAATACTTTAGGCCAGTATTACCTGGAATAGTATTACGAATGAACCAAGCATGAGGGGAAGTAAAGTAATGGTTTACCTTAAACCCACCCGGCAAGTAGTTGCCACTCTTGATAACGTTAATGTCGTTATTGCCACCACCAGTTTGATACGAGCTATGCAGAATACGTTGAGCATTAAACAACTCTTGTCGAGCAATAGACAAGGCTCTCGGCATCACAGAGATCAGAAGACCACGATCATTAGTGAAACCCATGATTGCAATAATAGCATCTTCAAGAGCAGCTTCACTCAAGTCCACATCTACAGTAGGCTTATTAGCCCACGTACCACCAGTAGTATTAGGATGAGCAGTAGAACAAAGAGCTACCCCGTCACCACCAGTATATGTAGAGTTAAAAGCACGATTGTAGATATTAGCACCTACATTCTCTTTGGTTTGCCGGAAAGACATAGCCAAAGAACTTGCACGACGCTTAGATACCTGCTCATACTGATTGTCATCAATCTCTTCTTTAGTTACAATGTAACCAAGAGCGTATGCAATATGTGTGTAGCGAGTTGTGAAACCTTGGATCTCGCTATCATAGTTTACCCCAGCACCCTCACCTTTACGAGGAACCAGACCAAACCCAGTCAATTGAACATCTTCTACGTAGTTCATATCCGAAGTATCAGTATCAAAGAGATCTGTGTACTCCGTAGGATGCTCATCGTAGACCTGACCCCACCATGCCTTAATACCAGGCCATAGCGCTTTTGGGTGACTTGCAGTAGTAATTACACCAGCCATTTAAATTCTCCTTAATTAATTAAGCTGCAAGGTAACCAACAACAGAGCCAGAGGCACCTGCAGTGATACCAAACTCATGATAATTCCACTTACACAAAACCCTAGCGTAAGCACCAGTTGCATTATCAGGGCGCTGAATTAGACCAAGAAGACGAACAGGCAACGTTGCAGTTACAGCAGGTGCTGTTAGTACCACACTAGACATAGGAGCCGATTGTGTCAGCGTCTGATTGGTAGTAACAGTAACAGCTGCATTCTTATGAAGGTCAGTTAGAGCAATTGCAGTAGCATCAAACTGAGCTTCAAAGAGAACCATCGGATCATCTACAACATAGATATAACGTACTGCAGTGCGAACACCTGCCGAAATATACGATTGAGTAAGATCCAAAGATGAGGCTACAAGAGACACACCAGGGTCAGCTACACGGATACCAACAATAATACCAAGAGGTAGAGCTGAAGTAGTAGTTGCACCAGCCCATTTCTGAACAAACGGAATACCGTCTGCGTCAGCTGAAGCTAGAGACATAACCACATCACCAACAGCATAACTATTAGTTGTGTCAGTAGTTGGAATAGCATATAGACGACCTTGTTGGTTCCAAGAACCCCCTTGGATATTTCCTACTGGGCTAAAGCCTTTCGGGGCATTAATATTTGCCATTTTCTTCCTTTATTAAGTTTTGATACTAATACCTCCATCATAGAATTTGCCAGCGTCTCCTTTGACATTCTGGCCAGACTTGATAGCAGCATCAATAGCATTGTTTTTAGTTTGCAGTGAGGATTGATCTTCATCCCACCATTCTTGTTTAATCTTCATTAGGTAAGCATAGAGCGGTTCCCCGTCTATTTGCCCAACAAGATAACGAACCTTATCTCCGAGATCTGTATTGCGAGATACAACGTTCTCGCTTACTCCCCCTACCTCATTTGGAGAGACAAACTCATAACCATTATCTAAAGCTGCGCTAATTCTACCTGGGGTATCATTAAAAATATATAAATGATAACCTTCAATTTGGTTATTAACTTTCAGTTTACCTTCAGTACCATTGAAAACATTTCGTTTCCGTTCTGTACTTTGTGGTTTGTTAATGGCTAATCCAGCCTCTGCGCGGGCCTTTTTCTCATCTAACGTAAGTGCAGCTGGCATATTCATCTCTCCCTTATTCGAAGTCGTACGCTTGTACGTACTCTTCTTGTGTCATTAACTTTTGTTTAACAAACTTGTCGCAAGCTGCTTTAGCATCTGCTGGCAAGTTAGCATAACTCTTTTTAGAAGTAGTGGTTGGCCCACGTCCTGATCCACCTTCTACAGTAGGAGCAGTGGCCTTCTTTTCCTCTTTAATACCTCGCTCAACAAGGCGTGCATCTAGAGCAGTTAAGAACTCTTGTCCAACTAGTTGCGGATTCTTCCGTCGAATAGAAGCAGCAAGAGTATTAGTTAGCTCAGTTACTTCCTCATCTACACCGTACCAATCATTCTTGTCTAGCCAACCTTGTAGGGTAGCATCCACAGGTGGAGGTGGTGTATTCACTTCAGGTTCAGTAGGAGTCTTGATAGACGCTACTTCTTGCTTTACTGATTCTATTTTCTGCTCAATAGCATCCACAGTGTCGCCGTCGCCAGAACTAATGGCGTCTTTCCGTTGACTACGGAGATCGGCTAAATCTGTTTCTAGAGTCTTTCGTTTCTTCTCGAACTCAGTCTTTTGATATTCACGAAACTCTTTAGCAGCTTCAATAGCTTCTTTTGCATCCAGTCTTACTTTCTCAAGCTCGGCCTTCAGTTCTTTGTTATGCTTACGCAGGATAGGATTGATCTCATACCCGCGCTTAACAAACGTCTCTGCATCAGTCCAGTGCTCTTCAGGGCCACGAAACTCATCAAGAGGAACCCAACCTTGAGTACGTGCTTCTTGTTCTACAGTTCCATTTTCTTCACTCATATTAAACTCCTTTGGCTAGATACGGGTCAACTAACTTAACATCACTATCGAGGGTAGCTACTACATTATCCTCATTGATGATTCGATACTTCTCTCCATCTTTACCCAAGTATAGCAAACCTGCATACTTAGCAAATACAATGTTGTCTCCTGATTGGCACCAAGGAGCATCAAGCCCAATCCAACAACCAGAGCCAACTTCAATTACTTTACCAGTAGTATTAGACATTTCTTCCCTGTCTTTATTACTAGCCGTTGTAACAATAATACCACTTGCTGTCTTATCTTCTACTTCTAAGGGCTTAACTAGTAAACGATGCCCTTTAGGATGGATACCACTTTTATTCATAAAGATCATTAAACTCCATGTTAACTATATTACGATACGCTCTAATGTATCCTTTGACAATTTCAGGGTCATCATAACTATTCCAAACTAACCCCTCACTTTTTTCAATTGCCTCTTCACTTAGCTTGGAGAACAACTTCTTAGTAATATCAAGTTGTCTCCATCTGCCAAACTCTTCTTCTGTCATACTGGGTCTCCTGGCTGTGGTGCTGGTGGAGCTGTCACCGGAGAAGGAGGACTATCCGGTGGTTTAATACTTTGAAACACTTTCATCATAGTCTCTACAGATCCTAATGTAGCTTCTCTACGCTCTCTAGCTAGTGCAATCATAGTATTGATCTCATTCAATCTAGCAGCGTGTTCATTATGATTACCTTCTCTTTGCAAAGACTCTGCCTCTGCATGAAGCTTCTCAATCTTAGCTTGGTTAAGTTCTGCATCTCCAAGTAGCTTGAGTAAACCTAACTTCATCTCTAAGAGATGAAGTTAG